TAACAGGCGAAAAGGAAAACATGAGCCAAGAGGATTTAATGACCTTAGCATTGATTAAAAGAGCTAGAGAAGGAGATACGCAAGCATATCAGAAACTACTAGATTCAGCTTACGGAGCGCCAATACAACAAATAGAGCAGCATAACATAGAACAACCTTTATTCCCTGATGTTACAGAGAACGACAGCGATAAATAAGATACTCGCTTTAAAAAAGCGAATTAAAATAATACAGGGCGGCACTTCTGCAGGAAAAACGTTTGGGATCCTGCCCATTCTCATAGACAAAGCTGCTAGACAATCAGGCCTAGAGATTAGCATAATTGCAGAGAGCATTCCGCATTTGCGTCGCGGGGCCCTTCGCGATTTCTTGAAAATTATGAAATGGACTAATAGATTTTATGACGAGCGCTTTAACAAATCACATTTAAAATACGAATTTGCAAACGGTAGCTTTATAGAATTTTTTAGCGCTGACGATTCAAGCAAACTCAGGGGAGCTAGAAGAGACATTCTTTACATCAATGAGTGCAACAATGTAAACTTTGAGGCTTACAATGAACTCGCAATAAGAACCAAGCGAGAGGTCTATTTAGATTTTAACCCTGCCAATGAGTTTTGGGTACATACAGAACTAAAAGACGAATCAGATGCTGATTTTATAATATTAACATACAAGGACAATGAAGGTCTAGATGAGGGTATTGTACAGCAGATTGAAAAGAATCGCTTAAAAGCATCGACGAGCAGCTATTGGTCTAATTGGTGGAAGGTTTACGGACTCGGACAGCTCGGCCAATTACAAGGTGCAGTATTTACCAATTATAAAATTATTGATAAGATTCCTCACGATGCTCGGCTGATAGGTTTAGGGCTTGACTTTGGTTATACGAACGATCCTAGCGCGATAATCGAAGTCTATAAACATAATGAAACACGAATCCTGAATGAAGTAAAATACCAAACAGGAATGCTGAACAGCGATATAGCAAAAGTATTACCCAAGTCAATACCTGTTTACGCAGATTCAGCAGAACCTAAAAGCATCGCAGATATACAGCGTTACGGAATAACAATAAAAGGGGTAACAAAAGGCAGAGATTCTGTTAACTATGGAATTGATGTAATGCAGGCGCAAAGCTATCTAGTTACATCTAGCAGCACAAACCTAATAAAAGAGCTAAGGTCTTATTGTTGGGATGTTGATAAAGCAGGCAAGCGCCTAAACAAACCCATCGACAATTTCAATCATGCCCTTGACGCTGTCAGATATCATGAGATGGAAACTTTAGGAATGAATAAGAATTACGGAAGCTACAATATTCTGTAGTGTACAAAAATCACATAAATCAGTTATATAATTATGAAAGTAGATTTACTATTGCCTACAAGCTTATCTGAAATACCATTATCTAGGTATCAGGATTTTATTGCTATGAAGGAAAAGAGTAACGATGAGGAGTTTATTGCGCAGAAAATGATACAGATATTTTGCAATATTAAGCTTGGCGATGTTGCTCAAATAAGATTGAAGGATCTCAATGAATTAATAGACCATTTTAGCAAAATATTCAGCGAAAAATCAAAGCTAAAAACTAAGTTTAAAATAAAAAACATAGAGTTTGGATTCATTCCAAAATTGGATGACATAACGCTAGGCGAATACGTTGACTTAGAGAATTACTTAAAATCCTGGGAAACATATCACAAAGCAATGGCTGTAATGTATAGACCAATTACAAACGCTATAGGGAAAAAGTATTTAATTGAAGATTATGAACCTAAAGAGGAAATGCAGGAGCTGATGCGAAACGCTCCTTTAGATGTTGCAATAAGCGCATCAGTTTTTTTTTGGAGTTTAGCAAAAGAATTGTACAACAGTTTAGTCAACTATTTGGAGAGGGAAACGAAGAAGATGACGGATTTAACCAATATTCAGAAAGGCATCAATTCGCCAAGCATTGGGGATGGTATAGCAGTATCTATGCGCTCGCTAAAGGAGATTTTACCAAGCTTGACGAGGTTACAGGAACAAGACTTACTCAATGTCTCACGTATCTCACGTTCGAAAAGCAAAAAAACGAAATTGAAGCAAGAGAATTTAAACAAAAAATGAAGCGATGAATTACTTTGATATTATAGATAAACTAAAAGAGCATTTTACAAATGATGCTTTGGTAAACACCGTAAGTCAGGGAGACATCTTTGACGTTGACCTAAATAAACAGACGATATTTCCTTTGGTTCATATCATTGTAAATACAGCAACATTTGAAGAGAATGTTATCCGCTACAATATTTCAATTTTAGCAATGGATATTACAGACATATCAAAGCAGGAAACTGTAAGCAAATTCGATGGCAATGATAACGAGCTTTACATACTTAATACTATGTTAGCTGTTCTTAACAGGTGTTACGATTTGTTAAGGAGAGGCGATTTGTGGACTGATAAATTTCAAATAGATGGTAATCCTACTTGCGAACCATTTACAGAACGCTTTGAGAATAAGCTTGCAGGCCATGCGATGACGCTAGACATATTAATTCCTAACGGTATGACTATTTGCTGATGGAATTAGAGAACGTACAGAAGGTTTTAGATGACTTTAGAGATAACGTCATACGAGAGGCAAGGAAAGGAATGCCTAGAAGCTCACGGGCGCTTGCTCAAAGCTTAAAATCTTACGTAAAGGAATCTAAGAACTCTATACAGATAAGCTTTACAATGGACGACTATGGTTGGTTCCAGGATGAAGGAGTCAAAGGAAAGGATCCTAGCAAGGTTTCTCCAAATGCAAAAATAACAGGGCAGCAAGCTCCAAACTCGCAATACAAATTCGGAAGCGGAAGGTATAGAGGAACATGGGGCAGCTTTGTAAAGAGTTTAACAGCATGGGCAAAGCGTAAAAATGTTAGGCTCAGAGATGAAAAAGGAAGATTTAAGAAAGGCAGCTATAAAGCAATAGCTCATATAATAGCAGGAAACATTTATAACAGAGGTTTAAAACCATCGCTGTTTTTTACAAAGCCATATGAAAAGTATTTTAAAAGGTTGCCTGATGAATTAATAGAAAAATACGCCTTAGATATGGACGAATTATTTACAACAATAACTAAAGAAAGCTTTAAACAATGATACCATCACGTTCCCCTTATAATATTGAAATAGCAGAAGCAGGGCAAACAGGCTCAAAGCTAGAGCTGTTTATTTGGCAAACAGGCTCACAGCCTGCCTCTCCGCAATATACGCTAAGCAAGTTAATTCCTGCTACAAACAACATAAAGACGTATTATAATATCTCGCCATATGTAAACGAATATTATACCTTTACAAATTGGCCTAATTTATACAATACTTATGATGCAGATATAAGCACAGATTTTAAAGTAAACGTAGTTTTTAAGAGATACAAAAGAGAAACCAACGGAGACTATACGTTAGTTGATACAAGCGATATTAAGGAGTTTATGTATGGCCTCAACTATTACATGGAAACGCTAAATACATTTACAAGCACGCCGTTTTTATCTGAGGGTACTTATTTCTATAATCATGATAGCGCTGTATCTTCTGCTGTAATCACAAACATGGCAGGAAGCTTTGACATTGATTTAGCGGCTACGGATGCAATAAGATATACGAACCTATCTAGCGGAGCAACGCATACAGTAACAGCAACTGCAGATGGTATTAAAACATTTAGCAGAGTTTACTTGCCTTATATTGCAGATGGCAATAAGGTAGAGTATTTAGTAAGCGGAACGTCAGTACGTTGGACTGCATATTTTAGGCCGCAATGCGAGCCAAAGTATTCGCCTGTAGCTGTTGATTTTATAAATCGCTACGGATCCTGGGCGCGTATCTTTTTCCAAAAAGCAAAAACACGAAACATAAACGTAAAGGCAGAAACCTACAAAGTAAATCCAAGTACATTACCTGCTTATCCTAGCTCTGACGGTCAAGTAAGGGAATTTAATAAAAACGGAACAGAATCAATAAAGCTCAATACAGGATGGGTAAATGATTTGTACGGAGAGTATATACAAGAGCTATTGCTATCTGAGAAAGTTATGCTATACGATCCTGAGCAGCTAGACGGATTATTTACTGCAGTATATACGCCTGTAAATGTTCAAACAAAAAGCCTATTGAA